TATAAACTAATTCTCTGGTTAATAAAGCGTATGCTCCAAAATCTAATCCAATGATTACATTATCATATTGAGAACCTTGATTAGAATGAACTGTTCCACAATAATTTAGTTCAATGGTATCCCAATAATCATCTGGAATAACAACTTCTCCAATTCCTCTAAAATCAATAATCCATACAGGCTCTCCATATTCATCAAAAGCAAATCTTTTTAATATACCTGTACTACCATTAAAAATATTAGGAGTGGTTCTATAATTGTTCTTTTTACAAATAACCTTATCTCCTTCTCTTATTATTTGTTGTCTACCATTCCTAAAGGCTGTTGTTTCTTTTTTCTTTCTATCATGAGGATTACAGAGTTCTTGCAAAATATCATTTAATTGACCCACACTAGCTATACCCCTAGTTTTCATAGGAACAATTATTTGTGTTTCCATAATATTGAAATTGGGTTGACTTTTTAATTTCTGAAATTCTTCAAGCACCTTATAATAAGTATTGCTTGCATCAGAATAACAAATTAAATTAAAATCTTTTAATTCACCTCTAACTTCTGTGCCAGTCCAATCTTTAGGAATAAGTGGGATACCTTGTCTAGCTTTAATACTTTCTGTAATAATTGCTGATTTAGCCGCTTGTCTATGAATTTTTGTTAAGATATTATGGTGGATTTCTGGAGAAGAAAGCATGTTACTTGCCACATTACCACAACCAATACTTTCAAGCTGTCCATCATCACCCAACATAATAATCTTTGAGCCTGTAGGAATTGCTCTTAATAAAGCATAAAATAATTTAGCATCAATCATAGAAATTTCATCTACAACAACAATATCATAAGGAAGAGGATTTTCGTCATGATAGACAAATCCTTGTTTATCTCCTGTTGGGAATCCTAATAATCTATGAATAGTAAATCCTTCTTGGCCTGTATATTCACTTAATACAGAAGAAGCCTTTCCAGATAAAGCGCAAATAACATGAGAATTATTTTTAAATATATTAAGAATAGCCGATACGGTATTACTTTTACCTGTACCACCATAACCAGTAATAATCATTACATTATTAGTGAAAGAAGATTTAATAGCTTCAATCTGTTCATCTGTATATTCCCAACCTTGTAGTGATTCATTACGTTTAATTACATCTTCCCAACCATCATACTTAAAATTACATTCAGCATCTCTTAATCTAATTAATTCAGTTGCAATTTTAATAGCCAAATCATAGTAATATTGTAAACCTATTTTATTTTTATCTTCACTGACCCATAATTTCTTTTCATCAGTTAATTCACGTAATGATTTTGTAATCATTTTATCTGGAACATCATCACCCAAAGCATCTAAAATTGCCCCTAATAAATGGTCGGGAGTAATCCAAGATTGCCCTCCTTCAGCACTTTCTGTAAGGTAATAATTTATATATGCTTTTATACGTTGAGTTCCATGAGGGTTAATACCTTCTTTCATAGCTATTTCATCAGCTTTTTTAAAACCAATCCCCTTAACTTCAGTACATAATACATATGGATTATCTTTAACCTTTTCTACAACTACATCGGGAGATTTATATTTGTCCAACAGTTTTTTTACCATTTTATTAGTTAAATCAAGTTCATTTAATTCAATTAGAATTCTAGCCATTCCAATATTTTTAGCAAATCTATCAGCCCATTCAGAGCATCTAACCATACCGCATCCCTTGATTTTGACCAATTCAGCATAATTTCTAGTGTCCAATGCTGTAAAGGGGTCTTCTAAAGCATCATACATATTTTCAATTTGGAGAGGAGAAAATATAGTTTTAAGAAATTCCTTTTTACCCTCTGCGGTATCAAATGACACCGCAGTAAACATTGAAATAATGTTATATTGGTCTCCCCATTTAAGGTCACATACATATTCTGCTTTAATATTATACGTACTATCTACGATAGGAAGAGGCATAGTCCCCTTAAAGGTAACTCCAGAAGGAGAAAGTGTATCAGCTAATTTACCACTTTTCATATTATCAATTGAACAAATAATAATTCCAAAATTATCTTTATAGAATCTTATTTTTTTTACTGTTGCAACACATTCTATTATATTAAAGTTCATTCTTTGTCCTTTCATATTGTAATAATAAAGTACCGTCATCATTTACTTCTTTAATTAAAGCAAGTGTGTGCTTATAAATAGTGTCATTATAAATTTTAGGATAAAATGTATCTCCTATTCTAATTCCAGAAACGACAATCATTTGACCACGTTTAAGCCAACTTTCTTCCACTTTATGATTCTTACCATCTTCACCTGTTTGTGAAATGGTTTTATTATAAAAGGCATAATGACCTTTATTCATTTTAACATTTACCAATCCATATTTAGTTAATAATGAGACCATATAGTGGTTATTATCAGCTTTAATAACTGTTCCTGCAATTCTATTAATTACATATTTAGGTCTCCATTTTGCCTCTCCATTAATATATGTAATATAATAATCATAGGGTACAGGTTCTTCTGGAAGTTCATTAAAATTAACAATACCATATTTATCTTCATTTATATCTTCAAGTTCATGCTTTTGGTCATAATAAGTTAATGCACTCATTGACCAATGGGCTTCATTACCATTAGCCCATTTCTCCCATAAATCAAGATATAGACTGAGATTGTATCTATTTAAAGCATCTGCACTATTCATCCATTCTCTAAATGGTTTAATATAATTTTCCGCTTCTTTGAGAATCATTTTTTCTGAAACCAAAAAATATTCATCCTTAACGCCCACAATACAATTCTCGGAAAAATAATCTTTAAATACAGGTTGACTTAAATCATCTAAAATGTAATATCTGTCATGATAACCTCGTTTTAAAGGTTTTCTACTTGAATCTATATAATTAGAATAAAAACCTTCGTCATCAAGTATATAATCTTTAAGAAGAAGAATTTTTACACATTTATTAAGTTCATCTGGAATTAATTGCTTTTCACGAAGTTTCCCAAGTTGAGATAATGTTAATGATTTAATTGGATTAAAACAATACTTCTTTAAAAACCAATCCATAGTAACTGCTCTATCAGCATTATGAAGTTCAGTAAAACATCCTGCTTTAATCAGTTTTACCATTTGATTGTTTTCAATAATCTTAGTATCTATAATCTTTTTGGCAAAATCTTCCATAGATGAATATGGACGGTTTTGTATAATAGCCTGTGATATTTTAGTATTAATTCCATTAATACCCTTTAATCCAAAAATAATTCTATTATTATCTTCGTCTGGTTCAAATCCAAAACCTGCTTCATTAATTAATGGAATTTCAACATTAACACCCTGTTTTCTGACTGATGCTATAGCAATGCCTATTTTACCATAATCTGTGGCGTCATTAGCATTGGCATCTAATGAACCAGAATCTACAATAAGATTAGCTGTTTGCCAATAAATAGGACTCCATCTATAATTAAGATTTAATTCTTGTAAAAGAATCATTGAATAAGCAAGTGTGTGTGATTTGTTAAAGCCATATCCACGCTGAGTTTTAATCAATACATTCCAAACATAATTTACTAAATTCTTACTTAACTTCTTTTTTACAGCATTATCAAAAAATTGTTTTTCCAGTTCATCAAAAGCTTTAGGGTTTTTCTTCGCAACAGCTTTACGTAAACTATCAGCCCAAGAAAGACTAAATCCACCAATTGCAGGATGCATGGTAAGAAGAATTAAATATTCCTGTGCTTCACAAATACCATATGAAACACCTACTATATCTTTAAGGATATTCTGCTCTTCTTCTGTAAGTCCGTAATCTTCCATTTCTTGATACCATTCATTGATATTTTCATGGAATCTAGCGAATTTGCTTAATGGGGTTTCAGCCCCTTTTTCCTGTGCCATAAGACGAATTACAGAATTAATAGTAGCTAAATCGTCTACCGAATATGGTTTAACTAAAGCCAATGCTTGTTTTCCCGACTCTCGTTCAAACTGGAAGGCACTAATAACTTTATGCTCCCATAATAGTTTCCACATATCTTCTGCATATCTTTCAAGATTATATACACCAATATATTTCTCATATGTATCACGAAGACTACCTTGCCATTCAATTTTATTTTTATCTAATAATAGTTCAAGACATTCTTGAATTTTAGACATAGCATCAGTTCGAAGTAAGTCAATTTTAATTAGACTCATTGCCTCACACTCATGTAAATCATATTGTGAAATTATATCTCCAGATTTTGTTCTCATTAAAGCACAAAAATTAACCAGAGGTTCGGCACAAATAATAACTCCACCTGCATGAGAGCCAATACCAGAACAAAGTCCTTCAATTTTTTGTGCTGTCTCCCAAAGGTCTGGATGGTTGTTCATTTCATTAACAAATTCTTGTACAGGTTTATTTTCTTCATTCCCATAGTACATTTCATGAAGTGAACGTAAATTTCCTCTATCTGATATGATAAGTGAAGCAATATAAGACGTTAAAGTATTATCTATTCCAAGACCTCTACCTGCTGTAAGAATAGCACTTTTACTTTTTTCAGTAGAATATGTAAGGACTTTAGTTACTCTATCAAAACCATAAATAGATTTGAATTCCTTAATAACTTTATCCACATAAAGTGGATTTATATCAATATCTATATCAAGAACACTTGCTCTTTCGGGATTAAGAAATCTCCAATAAAAAGTCTTAGTCTCTTCTCTTAAAGGATTAATACCTGTAATACCTAATAAATTTGCAATACAAAATCCAATTACTGAACCACGACCAACACCAACTATACTGCCACAATCCCAAATAATATTCACATAATCCTGCATTTGGTCAAGATAGGCAGACCAACGTACATTCATTTTTTCAGATGATTTTTTCAAAGAATCAAGACATTCAAAAATAGTTTTATAACCTTTATCTGTTTGGTAAGTTTCATCTTTTTCAATTCCTTTAAGCATTTCACGAATTAAATGCCTATCACATTCATACTCAGATTCAGCGAACTCTTGTAATAAAGGAATATATTTGCTATATTTGTTCACTAATTCTTTATTAGGTTCAGTCCTGTCAAGTGGAAGGAAAGGAATTTCCAAATCTTTTTTCATAGAATAATATTCAAGTCTATCATAAATAAGCATTGTATTATCAATGCCCTTTTGGACAATATCATATCCTAAATATTTATCCATATAAGAGTGAATTTCTTCCTCTGACATTACATAAGTAGTTTGATAAAAATAGTCTACTTCTCTATCATCCTCTTTATTAGCTGTAATATAAGCTTTATGAATTTCTCTATCTTCTTTTCTAAGATAATGAGCATCTGTTGAAATAATATAAGGAAGATTATATTCATTAGCAAATTCAAGTAATTTTTGATTACAATAAACTTGTTCATCACAAGAATTAGGTTGAAGTTCAATAAAAAAATTTCCTTCTCCAAATATATCAACCATAAAATCAAGCCAATCGTGAATATTATTTATTATTTCTTCAGATGGATTATCTTTATATTTAAGAAGTTGTCTATTAATACTAGACCCAAGGCAAGCTGTTGACCCAATAATATGCCCTCTATATGTATCTAGCATCTCTGCTAAATCGTTATAATATGTAGGTACTCTATTCCATTTAGAAAAAAAACAATTCTCAGTCCATGCTTTTGTGCTTAATTCACGCAAACCTTTATGTCCATAGGCATCAAGCGCAATTAGAATAAAATGGGGGAAGAAATTCTTCCCCACATTTTCTGCTGTAATAAAATCTGGACAAAGATAAATTTCATTACCTAATCCAACTTTAAAATCTTTCCAATCATCTTCTTTCATTTTAGATTCATAAAAATCTAATGCTTTAAAATGAGCGGATAAAGATTCATGGTCAGTGATACAAATACCTCTATGACCAATAGAATGGGCATATTCAATTAAGTCTGTAACCTTATTGATAGAATCTCTAAATTCATGATTACTACCAATGTCAGTATGATTATGTATACCAATATAACTCATTTTTACCACCACATACTGGGAAGAACAATTGCCCAAATTTCACCTATTTCTTTAATAGGTTCATAAGCTTTGTTATAAGCTTCAAGTGCATCCATTCCCTGTTTTTTATACTCATCCACTTTATTATCAATAGCATCATCATTAAAATAATACTCAAGTCTTTCAAGCATCATATTAATCAATTCAAGTTGGGTATATTCTTTTTCTTTATAATTAAATTTATGGAAATTAAGGTCAACAATTTGTCCACCAATTTCAACAAACATTTTAAGTCTTTCATATAGCCACATATAAAAAACGTTATCTAAACTCCAAGTTTCTCTATCATCAAAACCGTATATTTTCTGCTGTTCTTCAAAACGTTCATCTCTATCACTGTTTTCTGGTTTCCAAACCCAACTATAGTCAACTCCAATATCATCTAAATATTTATGTTTTACTTCCATTTAAAAATATCCTCTATCTGCATACAATTCATCAATCTTTTGTCTATTAATTGGTGTCTGTTTTAAAACAATCTGTAAACCATTCTTCTGTTTAGAAAATTTATAAATCAGACTTGCCATTTCTTTAGATACAAAAATTCTATTATTCTTAACAGTTACATGTTTCCCCTTAGAATCTTTACCAATGGCACTAATAGTGTATGTTCGGTTTTTATATTTAATCTTAGTAGAGTAACAATAAGTATTCCCGTTTTTGCAAGTCTCTTTTCTTACAGAAGAAATTACTTTATATGTACCACATTTTACATTAGCGCCGAATTTAGCAATCTTATTCCAGTCCATACTACAGAATGTATTCTCATAATCGTCCCATTCGAACCATTCACAACCCCAATTCTCTTCAATATAGAAAGTATTGTTCTGATTAGAAGGGACTTTAGAATCTACATAATGTCTGGTATAATAAAGATAATTATATTCTGAAGCATTAGACGGAATAGTTACCATAAAAGTAAGAAATACTACAAAAATAGTTGCAATAATTGTTTTAAATTTATTCATGTTTGTTCTCCTTATAATTATTAATCTGTAAAATTACGTTTTTAACTTCTTTAAAAAATAAGTTTTCGTTTTTCTGTTTTTAATTTATCTTTATCTTTTCTAAAATCTAAAATATTAAATTCTTTATTAACTCCAAAAGACTTATTTGTAGGTGTCCATAAACTATAATAAACACATTCATCTTGATATTCTTTCGCATTGGGGTTATTCACACAATAATTACAATAATAACAAAGTGGACAAGGTTTAGGATAAAAAGCTTTAGTTTCATCAGCTTTATCAATTGCATCTAAAATTTTTTCAATTTTCTTTATAAAACGTTTCTCCCAACCAGTAGACATAGCTTGTTGTTTTTGATTTAAAAGAATAAAATCATACTCATATTCAACGGGTAAAACATTAAACATATTTAAAATGGCACAAGCGTAAATGCCGAACTGTTGACTGGTTTTAACCTTTGCTTCATCAAAAAGTTTTTTACTGGTTTTATAATCAACAACTCTAAATTGACCATCTTTAATGTCAACACGGTCAATAAATCCATGAATAATACATCTATTATTCCATACAAATTCAAACGGAAGTTCAAAATAAACAGGTTTCCATTTAGTATTTAGCATTTCATTTTGAAGAACAATCATTTTAAAGAGTTTTATCTTATCTTCATATGTCATACCAGAAGCGTTATCTGGAGTATACCAATCATCAAAATAAGAACGTTTTAATGCTTGAATACCCCTTAACTTTTCAGAAGTCTTTTCATCCTGTTCTTCATATCCATTTTCTATTATATTATATAATTTATCGAAGTCTATGTCAAGACCTTTATATACCCAATTACCTTTTAATTCTAAAATTTTATGAAGCAAAGACCCAAGTTCTAACGCTAGTGTAGTATCTTCACTTCGTTTATCTTCATTGTATTTTAAATTATAAGCATAAGGACAAACTGTAAATTGTTCTAATTTACTATGTGAGTATATAGGTAAATCCTTATCTTTTTCTGGGTCTACTGCCCTTATATATGGTTTTAAAATCTCTTCATTCATAATTATCTCCTATACAATCTCATACCATCATGGTATCCCTCTTCATATCCATCTGTTTTACCTTTGTGGTATCCTATAGCCGCAAAAAATCCACATCCAACTCCTAAAATTATAAAATTCAGAACCATTTAATTTTCTCCTTTCTCCAATCGTAATAGAAATAATCTAATATTGCTATCAATGTATCATTTTTATAATAATAATATAAACGTTCATTGAATACGTCTTCCCCTTTTACAGGAGATAAACATATTCCCAGTTCTCCTACGGAATCTATGAAAGTATGAACATTATATTTTAATTTTGTTCTATCCATTCTTTAACCTCTTTACATCATCCATTGTAATTTCAATCTTCTCTTCATATAATTCAAGAAAAACATCTTTGCCACAATCTAAAGGACTATCTTTAAACTTTAATCTATTTTTATCATCTACAATTAGAAACACTTGGCAATAAGGAACAAATGGAGCTAACTTTTTTATTTGTTTATTCAGCCAAATTTCAAATTCATAAGAATCTGCTTCCTCATAATCTCTATCTGGAGCATAAATTAATTTAGATATTCCTAATTCATTTAATAATATTTTTTGTTGTGTTAATGTAATAGCTGAACCACATGTAGCCGCAACATAAGAATCTTCCCCAAAATACGTATAAGCCAATAAACAAGATTTTTCAGCTTCTACAAGCATTATTTTTTTATCTTGTTTGATTTTATCCTGTGTTACCCATAAACCGTATAGTGTAGAGCCAGTTGAATATTTTAACTTTTGTCCATTAATAAACATATTATCATATTTAGCTATAGCAACATCTTCTGGATTAAGATTCCTACAACGCAAACCAATAAGCCTTTCATTTGAATCTCTAACAGGAATTGTTATTTGATTAGTTAAACTATACCAACCAATTTCATATCTTGATAAGGCTTCAGTGCTTATTCCTTCATTTATCCAATCTTGTAGAGGGTCGGGGTCATACCAAAACAATTCTAGATAATTTTCATTTATCTCTTTTAAATTTGGAACAGAAACCATTTTTCTATTTTTTATATTCTTAATACGATTCATCCAGATTAAATCCGTATTAATTGTTTTAGTTTCTATTTCTTTAGGGGTTGATTCAATAATTTTATTTGTAGTTTTAGCTAAGAAATAAAGTGCTTTATACCAAGTTAAAGTTTTACCCTGTTGTCTATGTGCCCTAATTATTAATTCAATAATTCCGTAAGTATCTCCACAAGTATAACATCTAAATCTGCCGTTCCCATTACCTTCAGCATCATGAGGATAATATACTAATTTATTTGGTGAATCACCACCATGACATAAACAAGTATTAAAACATAAACTATCATGGCTTCCTCTTGTATATTCTCCATTACCCAATGACGTACAAACTTTAATAATATCTTCTTCGGTAAGGGAGTTAATTATAGCTTTATAATTTAAATACATAGTTATACCCCTTTACCAATCAAAATCTGTATTATTAATTCCATTCTCTTCAAAAGGCACTTCATCTATTTCTTCTGTAGGAATAACAACAGAAGCGTTATTTTCTCTAGGATTATCAGATAATTGCGATTCTATTACTTTAGCATCAACACTATGGCGTTTAACGATTTCATCTATAGCTTTAATATCGCTAAAATCCATAGCTATTGTTTCGCTCAAATCAAAATCAGTAACAAAATAATCCTTAATCCGCATTGTACCTAAATCTATATGAGAAGCTATAACTACTCTTGTATACTCCCCTCTACGACACTTATAAACCCACTGTAACATATTAATATTAGGTACACCAACCATGTTTCTTGTTAAAATGTCAAGTTTATTTTGTTCAGCGTTGTTAGGTTCTGATATAATAAGACATACGTCACATTTTTGAGGAATACTTTTTGAACCTTGAATAATAGATGAATCCTTATATCTAGCATCTTTCGCTTCATTAGAAAGCTGTGTACCAGTTAAAATACAAATAGATAATCTTTCTGCTAATGCTTTTAATCTAGTTACAAATACAATTAGAATCTGATATTCCTGCATTCTAACAGATGTTTTATTACGCATTTCAGTCATTAGTCTTAAACTGGTTTGGAGATAATCAAAAATAAAAATTTCTATTTTATATTGTAATACATATTTTTTAGCAATATTTTCAATATCCGTAATATTATAATCGTCACAATATACGAGATATAAAGGACATTCTTTAATATATTTAGAGGCTTGTCTTACTCTTTCAAGTTCTCCTTCTTTATATGTACCCTTAATAATATGGGCTTCATTTACACCAGACACACAAGCCAAACAAATGGTTTGGAACTCTTGTAATGACCCTTCAGTACCAAGGAAAAGGGTTGGGGTACAACAACCAGTATATATAAATTCACCTTTGTCTAAATCATAAGTATAAGGACACGCAAATTTCAAAGCATCCATTAAAAAATTTCTTGTTTTACCAACACCAGTAGAAGCTGACCTAAGAATTAAACGACCTGCCATTGCTCCACGGCTGATTGTATTTAATGCCTTTGACGCAAATGCATATCCAAAATCTGGAGATTCAAGAAGTGAATCAATTAATTCATCTAGTCCATCACCTGCCTGTATATTTTGGCTTAAAGTATTTGTACAATACATAGCCTTTGCATCAATAATTAATTTGTTTTCTATTTCTTCTACTATATCTTGTTCAGTATAACTATCAAATTTTATGTTCTCAGCATTTAACGCTTTATCAACTGCTGTTGGGTCATAAATAAATCTAGTATCTAAACCATTTTTTTCATAAAAACGCAATAAAGCATACTTACGAAGTCTATGATAATAATAATCATAGTTTCCTAAGTCTGCTATTGCTTTCGCATTATTAACATATTCTAATCCATTATTTTCTTGGAATATAGCATATTGATTTTTATAATCTTTTAAATATGAATCAATTGCAAATTCATCAATTGTTTCACAACCATTCATATAAAGATTATAAATAGCCACATATAAAAGTTCATAAAAAGATTCTGTATTAAAATCTGTTCTATCTAGTGGCCTGTCAATATCATCTATTAACATTGTATTTAACATTAAACATCCTAATGTGTTAGAATATGCTCTTTTATCAGATAAATTTTCATACATTCATCTTACTCTCCTATAGTCTCAATATCTAACTGTCTAATAGGTCGTTTTTTAGGTTTTATATAAATTGTCGTTTCTTTATACATTCCATCTATATTTAAATCTTTATTATTTTGTTCTATTTTATCTAATTCTTCATAAAATCTTTTTGCTTGATTATAATAATAAGGGATTAAACCTACTACACCCTTTTTAAAATCAAAGCTATATTCAATAATCTCGTTCATGTAAACAAGAGTAAGATACATCCACTTCCATGGAATGCCGTATTTCTCATTTATATTAGTAGAAATTGCATATATTTTAGTATCAAATGTGTCATTTGATTCCTTACTTATTAGTTGCTTTATATATTCATAATATGCTTTTTTATCATTATACTCTTCCTCAGAAAGAGCATCTTTTAATTCGACTTTTGGTTTCGGTTTTCTACCTCTTTTATTAGTTGGTGTTCCATTTAATTGTTTTTGCTTTTCTTTGGCTATATTTTTTATTTCAGATTGAAAACATTTAGAGTGGACAAATCTATTATCTTTATAGAGTAATCCCTCTTCTCCAATAATAGATTCGCCACATATCATACATTTCTTGGGTCTACCTGCACCCATTTACGTTCCCCCTCTTCAATTGTATAAATACGATTATGTTCATCTAGAATACCATGAAATTGAATATCTGTTGTACAAGAAATACCAGTATATATTCTTGTGAATAATCCATTAGGAACCATTATATCTTGCGACTCAACATTACATTTTATTGAAATATCTGGGTCTGGGCGAACTAGCTGAGTTATTATTTTATCTCCAACTTTTATTTTCAAAAATATAGGCTTACCATCAGCAATATCAATTGAAGTTAAATCAAAATATGATGTTCCACAATAAGGGCATTTATTTAAATGTGGTTCATTAGGTGCACCACAATTAGGACAATTTCTACTCTCCATCAGATACAACCTCCACAAGAACCTGTTCTAAAATCTTTTACATTAATGGCGTAATAGATTTCTTCCATTACTTTCTCATCTGTAGTAATGGTTTTGAGCCACTCTAAATTTTCTTCAATCCATTCATCATAGAACACTCCATCTTCATAATATCCCCAAATAACATCCCAATCTTCACTAAAGTGCCAATGCTTATAAACTCCATACGTATTCATAGAATTATCTCTTAATTCTTTTGGAATCTTATCAGATACATCAACTCCATCAACAATTAAAGTCCATTCACCATGACAAAGACAGGGCCATTTACCGCTCCATTTTGCTTCTACTACTGCCATAATTTACTCCTTTATTATATCTGTTTAATTTGTTTATGTCAAGCTAAATCCAATAGTCTTTTTCATCCACTTTATTTTGTTTAAATAAAATAAGAAACATTACTGTGAAAAAAGCCCCAACGATTACTGTTAAAATAACCCAGTTCATTAATCTCCATCCCCTCCTGTCATTGCTCCTGCCACTACAATAGCGAACGAAATAATCAGTGTATCTATATTTATCCCATTTGTTGTTACAACTTCAAAGATTGTTATAAAGACCCCCATAGAAACATTGCAACGCAAGCATATGCAAATCTCATGCTTTATTCTCCTTCGTAATAATCATCCTCTTTCCAAGCTGTTACACCTTTAATTCCTACGAAATTAAATGAATTAGGGTCTAACCATTTTCCTTTTGAATATAAAAGACGTTCTACATAATATTCTTCATCTATTTTAATAGTAACAAGATAGATTCCTATTTTTTTAGGTTTTTCTTCTTTAATAGGTATCCAATTATTTATTTTTTTATCATTATTATTATCTTCTTTATTTAAATTTTCTTTAAGATTATCTTTTGTTTTATCCCATGCGATTAATGTACTTTCTAAAACATATCCAATATAAGGGGCTTCTTCTTCTGTACTTTTGCTACATTCATTAATTATTCCTTCTAACCAAGAAATGGGAATTACTTCAAGAGTTTCTGCTTCATCAATGTCTTCCTCTGTTACTCCCATAACTCCATGAAATCCTTTGTTCATATAACAAATTTTAGCCTTTAATTTATCTGCATCAATTGGTCTCATATTTTAATCTCCTTTAGTTATTGTTTTTAAATTTATATTCTTTACTTTTATCGTCCCATTCTACACTTGCCTTTAATTTTTCTACAATTTTAAAATACTGTTCATCTGTAAGAATATCTTCCATCCACATTACAATCATGGCATTAAAACAATATTCTGGAGAATAAGGTCTAGCTTCTAAAATAGGCTTTATTTCTTTAATCGTGTTAATACAATCTACAATGGTTTCTTGTGCAATAAAAATATCATGGTCAATAAGATTTGAACCATCTGGAGTAGTAAGACTAGGAATTGAATTTGCTAGAACATTTATTGCAGTCTGTTTATATATTTTTTCTTTTGTCATTGTCATTAACTTATTCTCCTATACTATTTTCATAATAATCACTATCAAAATGTAATCTTCTACACTTAGAACAAGGATAAATTGGTTTTGTTGTGAAATGAATACAACCGTCACAGCTATCAGAAATTGTACCATTTTCCATTATATAATCTTCTATTGTCTCTTGACAATAAATGTCTCTATCACTTACTCCAAGAGTAAAAAGAAAATCATCAACATCAATTAATCTTCCCATTATTCTATTAACCTCATTGTATTAATAATATAAGATATTGTTTTTGCAGTTGGTGAAACAATCCATCCTACCGTCTCAGTTAAAGCTACCATAAAAACACAACCAAATATAGCAATTGATACTATAGGAATAATTACCCAAAAGCTATATTCTTCTTCATTATTCTTATCATATTTCCATGCTTTAGGTAAAAAATATATAGATACTATCATAATAATTAATGATATAATTCCCCAAATTGTATTTTCGGCGATACTCATTTTTGCCAATTCTGGAATTAAGTATTGTCCAGTTGTTCCTAATCTTTCACATAAAACATTAATTACTTCGTTAATTTCATTACCCATATTTATTCTCCTTCATATGCCTTTGAAAATGATTTCCATGCTATAACATCATAACGAATTTCATTATTAACTATCCAAAATCCTTTATAATACCATCCTGCATCTGTATATTTTAAAGTAGTATCTCCATTGTCTTCACAAATTGTAACTTCAACCATCATTTCTTCTGGAGGTAAGCTTTTTGAAACAGGATTCCATGAAAGCTGTTCTATAGTTTCTTCTTTAAGTTCTGCACCTTTTTTTAATCCAATTTCAAAACCTTTTGTAAAAGCTTCTCTAATAGAAGTATCAACAGTACATTCACTTTTAAAATAATTGTTTATAACAATCCCCTTTTTAGTTTCACTGATTGCCATTATTTACTCTCCCCTTTTCATTGCATCAAGTTCTTCAATTATATCCCCAATACTTAGAACTTCGTCATATTTACCCATAAGCCTTTTAACAAAAAACCACATTGTATTATCTACATATTCATCAGCGGCATCAATAATTCTATTGGCACGATTATTATCTGGGTCTGGATTAAGTTCATCATATACAATAGCCATAAACGCTTCTCTATTATCATTAATTTCAACTAACGACATTTTGTTCCACCTTTCTTTTAAAACCAATTTCCTTGACTATCTCGCATTATATCCTTTCCGCAATATTTACATTTACTGCGGAGAGAGCATCCATCAAACCAAATATTGTCTTTTGGCTGATGCCATCCCATAAAATCATGATAAAGCCGCTTTCCAAATCCAGTACGTGAATAAATAAAAGCTCCTACCAAATCTACAATAGCCGCTACCATCAATATAACTAATATTTTCCGAACTTCCACCTGTATCACCCCTTTATTATCGCCTTGTTCCGCAAATACTCAAGTGCCTTATCATGTGCTTCTTCGGCTCTTGTAAGCGTACATCCGTATTCCTTGTGTAGTGCCATAATATAATCAGCTTTAGTATATGCTTTTGACTGTTCCAATGCTTCGATTGCCATAATGAGTGCATTGCTTCTATCAACAGCCCTTGTAAAGAAATTACATTTGGAACAATCACGGTTACAAGAATTAGTACCTTCACATTCAAGCATTTTTGTTAAAACTTCAATTACTTTAATTATTTCAGTTCTGTCCATTTACTTTATCTTTCCTTTGTAAAAATTCTTCAAATAATTTATCAATCTGTTTTGCAGATTCAGATAATTCATATTTGTCACAAATCCACATATCAACTCTACCTTCGTTTACTGTAGCCATATTGCGATATGTAAGATTAATTGCTTTTGCTGTGCACTTATTTTTTTTACCATTATATTTACATTCAATACATGGACATGTTATTGAAACCATTCTGCCTCACCTCTCTTCAACATTGCTCCGCATGAGAAACAAAAATGTAAATCGTCTATTTCTTCCTTGCTTCCACAGTTGGTTGCGCTCTTGCAAAAGGGGCATTCAACGTATCCCTCGTCCGTAAAATCTTTCCATGTGCCTTTCAAAGGAATCTTACTTTCCATCAGAATCCTGTCATGATTCTGTAACCATCCAGTTTTATGTAGATAATCTATTGCTTGTTCATGGTCTATAAGAGGCTCTGGCTTTTCCAATAATTCGATTGCTTCATGCACCGCTATGCCATCATCAAGGCCCATAATGAACGGCTCTTCACCAACTGTGTGTACTGCGTGTCTTGCGATATTTTTTAGTCTTTCAATTATTTTATGTTTATTCATCCTGTTTATCTCTCTCCATTATTGCACCACAGTTCTCACATATCTTTGCTGTAGGACAACGCCCATCTGTTGTTCCTTCCCATCCTTTTGTTCGACCATATCCACATTCGCTACATTCCCATTTAACCCAATGCGTATTGACTTCTGGATAAAATTGAGAATAAGGTTCCCACTTTCCATGTTTCGGCTGTACGGATGGCAACTGCATAATCTCAGCACAGTAATTCATAACCGCCTGATTGTGCATTTCGTAACCTTCCACTGTTATAGTCAGTTCTTTGGCAATATCAATCGCCGCCTGTTGGTCAATCAATCTCCTACTCATTTTTATCTCCCCAATATTCAATAGGCATAGGCATCCATGCCACAACTTTTCTTTCTATCAGCCGACTATCTTTTTCACATTCCCATTTACCATCATGAGTTCTATCAGTTTCAGTTTGTCTTGTTCCATCATTAAATTCTACAGTAACCAATACATCATTAGACTGCTTTAACCACATACCTTTTGTCCACTTAGATGTATTGTACCATCTTTTAAAATATGAATCATGTTCTTTAGGCATATCTTCATTAATAGGAATCCATTTAAAATTTACATTATTATTCATTCTAATTATCTCCTATTTATAAATTATTTAAAAAGTTTACCGCCACAATAAGGACAATAATCTGGATATTCATTATTTCTTAGAATAGTTGCTTTTCCAATAACTTCCTGCTTTTCATCGTCATATATTGCTATACTGTACATATGACCACAAGTACCGCATTTACCGATATTTTGATGATACTTTCCTTCCATAATAGGAATTTCTTCTGTTTGAATACTAGGAATTTTAGAATTTTTTATGTTACAAAATTCTGCAACTTCTTCTCTAGTAAGAAGAAGTCTGGGAGCGTCTTTAATAATGAGTTTATCATAACCCAAACCCTGTAAATCATTACCTGTCTCAAATTTAATAACCACTCTGTCATCAGCATGTGTAGATTCACTAGTTAATACAGGTAGATAATATATTTCATTAGGTTTATAGTTCTTCATTTTCTTCTCCTTCAAGAATTCTCATGATATATTTTTTCCCATGATAATCAAAATGAAATTCTTTTTGATTTTGAATAAGATACTGTGCTACAGCACACACAGCTTCATCCGTGACATCACTTTTATTTCGCCACAAATCCCTTTTTTTATTTAGTGTTCCTGCATAAATACCGAATACACCACAACCAACATGATATTCAGTCATTATACATTATACCCTCCTATTCCAAGCTTCAATTGCTAACCAATTAGTATCTTCCCAGTTACTACTTCTATATTCTTTAGTTCTAATACCACATTTACTGCATTTTACATAAGCATATGTGTAATAAAAATCATTATAAAGATGCGCTTTACCACCACAAAAAGGACAATTTTTTATAGATTCTTGTTCATATCCAAACATAATATTAATTCCTTTAAATACCTTATTCTTCTTTTTGTTCTATTCTATAAAATTTATGCCCTTTTATAAATGCTTGGGCAATGTTTTTAATTTCTGTAGACGCTTCTTCTTCTGTTAAATAATATCCAAGAATTAAATCTTGATTAGGACAGTGCCCAATAATAGCATAACAAGTTTCATGTTTTTGTTTTATATTATTGAAATATGTACCAAATCGTGTAAATATATATGTACCTTCAAATGGTATACAGCACACATCTATTCTTTTTCCTAATTCTTTTGTTGCAATAATTGTCATATTTATATTCCTTTAATTTAATTATCTTCTAATTCTTTTACCTTATCCACAATATGGTCTG